GTAATCAAGGCATGCAGCATGGCAGAACTGTTAAGCGACCCATCATTACACAGTAACGTCATCGTGAGTAGTACGAAAACCAGAGAAATGAAGAACTTTGTTAACGGTCAGCCAATATAACCCAGGGAGACACAAATGCAACAACGCCAAGAATGCATGTATACAGCACCATTTCCAGTGGATGAATGGGATCGACTAGGCGGTCAATACAGTCTAGCAGATGTACCCGTCAAAGCATATCGGACCTTAACCCGATCTGGCCAAATCATCAGTAAGGACAGCCCGAATCAGCTATTCGAAATTGAAGATAAAGAGCTCAAGTTCACTATAGTGGTACCAATGACTGATGTGCGGGATACGGACATTCAATAGAAGCTATATAGGGGATAAGTGTTACGGTAGCACGACTGGCTCCAACCCAGTAAGCGAGGGTTCGACTCCTTCATTCCCTGCCATTAATGGTTAAATACTAGTGAACCCCGAAATCATCCAGATTCAAAACCTTCCCGGAGAGGATCCTATAGACAAGCATGAAGAAGCCCGATAACCTATGCATGGCACCCTGGGTACACACCTATCTTTCGCCCCAGACCGAGCGGAGACTGTGCTGTGCCAGCCGTGAGCCAGCCCAATCATTCACCCAGTATATAGACAGTGCCCCAGGTGATGATGAATATACACCCTTGAGCCTTGACCAGCATTGGAATAGCCCACATATGCGGGAGATTCGACTTGAAATGCTGGCTGACAAGGTGCCATCAGCTTGTGAAGTGTGTGATAAACGGTTGTTAAACACTGATGTATACCGTGACTACTTTAATCAGTTGTTTGGTGATCAATGGGATCGTGTCCAGAGCAGTACTGATGCCCAGGGCCATACTGATATGACGCCTGTCAGCTGGGATTATCGCTTTTCAAACGTTTGTAACTTCCGATGTCGAATGTGTGGACCTATGCTTTCCAGTGCATGGGAGGCTGAATCGCGTGATAATGGTTTCCTGGAGGCGTGGCAGGCACCAAGGGTGAAAAGAAAAATATCTGCATTCCAGCGTGATATCGTAGAAAATGAATTTAATGCCGCTGTCGAAGCCCATAGTATAAAAGAAATATACTGGGTTGGTGGTGAACCTCTATTAATGTCTCAGCATTGGAAGTATATGAGTCGTATTATTGAATTAAATGATGGGCCAGGCTTATATGCTAGATATAATACCAATTTAAGTGTTATTAGTTCTGGTGATGTTCATCTTTTTGAACATATATTACCTAATATACGTGACTGGCAAGTGTGTGCCAGTTTAGATGGTGTTGGTACTGTGGGGGAGTATATTCGTACCGGGTTAGATTATGAACAATTTTTAATTAACTTTCGTATTGGCTTAATGACTGCTCGGCACCGTCGTAATATGCGTCTTGACTTTACTTTAACCTTGCCCGGGCTTAGTCAGATTGTTCCCATGCAGGATCTAGCGTCAGATTTGGGGTGTGATCTACTTGCCAAGGTGTGCTTTGCTTTCACGCCTGATGTCGCTATGTCCCCATTGTTTATTCCACGCCGTATTCTAGAACCGATAATTACTAATAGTATCCAGTATTCAACTGGTGCTATGCGTGATGTGTTAGAGAACCTATTAACTCGACCCACGTTCGAGGAGGAATATCCGTCGGAAGTATATCTCGAGTCCAGATATAGAGCCAAGCAGCGAATGAACAGTCTGGATACAGGTAGAAATGGGATAGGGTTCTCGGACACGTTACGCGATTTACCTGAATTATATGAATGGTGGGAATCAATTGATACACATTGAAATGTCGGGTGGGGTAGAATATACTATTACCCCGGTTGAATCAGCCTTGGCCCGTGATTGGGTCGATGCTCTTCGAGACCTATTGGCTGCTGATTATCATTTAGAAAAGAATTTCTGTTTTATGGGATTTCCAGGTACTGATCGTGATTTAAATCAATTATGTACTGAATTAAATAAACATATTAGTCGTATTAATAAGAGCCCTATAAACTATCGTATAGAAGAATGGTTCGCGCCCGAAAGTGTGTGGTTCGACGTTGCAAATTATAATTTTAATCCCGAGACGCTGCATATTAAGCAGGATATTTTAAATAAGTTACACAATCATTTTGAGCGGTTGCAGGGCACTGTTACTGCGATGAGTGATTATTATATTAGAGCGGAGCCATCCGTGAAGTATAGTATACGACAATTAAATTTAATATGTCACGAAATGGAGAGCTGGGTGTTGGGTCAGATTAAACATGGTCGTGATCCCTATTGGACCAGACCCAGCCAGATTACCACGTTTTTAAATGCTCCACGTATGAATTTAACAGCAGAGCATCGCGAGGCGTTCGCGACAAATGGATATGATCGAGTGTTTGGCGGTGTATATATGCACTGGTGCCAGATTGGTAAAACATATTATGAAGTGTTTAAAGATGAGGGTGCTCCAGTATTAACTGATACTGTGTGCGAGGCTATTAATAATCTGCAATATTATAGTGGTGAATTTGATATCGAATGGGGTAGGGACGTTGTCGCTGCTGGCGAACAACACTGGCATAATAAGGAAATGAGTGAGTATTCAGCATGGCTCGTATCAAATGGGCTGGACCCAACGGATACCAGTTTATCCCTGGGCTATTTGCCCCTGGGTCAAGTAGACATTATGTCCAGTTTTGGGACTTCCGACCCAGGCGAGGTGTGGGATATAATGAGTAATGCACTTAATATTACTCGCATTACAATTGGTGATGTGACGTGTCGGTATGATTATAATATTAATGATGACAATTACGAAGAATTACAAATGCAAAAATTAGGATTTATTAAATGAAACATATCCGCGGGTTAATTAATGCATTAATTAATAAATTAAATAATAATAGATTAATTAATAGAATTAAATTAGAATTAAAATACCGTAAAAGATTAAAAGAATTAAAAAAGCGTGACCCGTTTATATATAAATGAAAACAGCTAAATGGGCCGCTTTTGTCGGGGCAATAAGCTGCTTATTCTTTCTTGCAAGTGGACACGCCGCTCTACAGTGGATTGGCTGGGCACTTAGTTGTGTTGCCTGTCTAGCATGGGCATATTTCGCTCACGCTGATAAGGATCATCCCAGGCTATTAATGGAATTGTGCTATTTTGTGGCTGCTATTGTTGGCGTGTATAATTGGATTGGACAAGGTTAAATGAAATCAAAAATATATATGGGCGTTAGTGCTGGATTCCACGATGCAGGGGTTAGTGTCGTTGATGACACTGGCCATATACTATTTGCTGGCCACAGCGAACGTTATAGTGGAATAAAGAATGATAGTCAATTAAATCATGGTATTATGGATGAGGCATTAACTTATGGTGACCCCAGTGTTATTGGTTGGTATGAACGGCCATGGGTTAAAAAGACACGACAGATATACAGTGGTGAATGGCGTAAATTGTTTACTGATCGCAGTCCCCAACGTCAATTAGCACCGTATATTATACCACCATTCCCGTCTGGTCCGGCTGTGGAGTATTTTCACGCAGCCAATGTTCGATACTTTCCACATCATTTGAGTCATGCGGCTGCTGGGTTTCAGACAAGTCCATTTGAAACTGCAATTGTAGTGGTAATTGATGCTATTGGTGAATGGGATACCTATAGTGCCTATCGCGCCAGTTACGATAAACATGGTAAGGCACAATATAAAAGAATATACAGACAAATATATCCACATAGTTTAGGATTGTTTTACAGTGCAATGACACAACGGTGTGGATTAAAGCCCATGGAAGAAGAATACATCATGATGGGTATGGCGGCTTATGGTAACAGCTCGGCCTATCGTGAGGTTTATGATATGGCTGTCGAGGCTGATCATAATTGCACATTTAAACGTAATTTCCATACTGGGATTGAGTACGAATTTGGTGCACAATACGGTATTGAGACACTAGCCAGAGCCGCACAACAAGTAACAGAGCGGTGCCTAAACACACTAATGAAACAATTGGCTATTAATAATCCCGATATCGAAGATTGCGTGTTTATGGGCGGAGTTGCCCTTAATTGCGTTGCTAATAATGATGTACGTGAAGCATGGAACCGTTTGTGGATTATGCCCAACCCGGGTGATTGTGGATCCAGCTTGGGCGCAGCCGCATTGGCATACGGCAAACGACTACAGTGGATTGGACCTTATCTAGGTACAAATATCCCAGGGTTTTATCCCAGCGAGGATATTATAAGTGAGTTACAGCGCACTGGTATTTGTGGTGTTGCCACTGGTAGAGCGGAGTTTGGCCCGAGGGCATTAGGCGCACGAAGCCTGCTCGCTGATCCGCGTGGCGAAGACATTAAAGATAGAGTTAATGATATTAAAAGACGCCAGAAGTTTAGACCGTTTGCGCCAATGATATTAGAAGAACATGCACACGAATACTTTGAATTTCCTGTTTCGTGGGATACTAGTCCTTATATGCAAAACACCTACAGGTGTAAACGACCTGATTTATTCCCTGCTATTGTGCATGAAGACGGAACTAGTCGCGTACAAACTGTGGGCAAAGATGGGCATCTTGGCGTGAGGGATTTATTAGAAAAATGGTACGTATTAACTGACTGCCCAATGCTATTAAATACATCATTAAATATTCGTGGTGAACCAATGGTGAATGATCGTCATGATGCTGATCGCTTTGAAAAAGAATATGGTATTAAAGTATGTTCTTAAACCCAAGCCAAGAAAAGGTAAAACAATTACACATTGAACCTACTACACGGTGTACACTTGCCTGCCCACGATGTGAACGTACGGTTTTAATTAACAAATTTGGTAACAAGTTTGTACAGCAGGATATTAATATACAAGACTTAGATAAGTTTATTAATGTGCCAGTTGACACTATATACATGTGCGGTAACCTTGGAGATCCAATATATCATAAGGACTTTCATACACTTGTGAGCACACTACGACATAAGACTAAACAAATAAGAATTGTCACTAACGGCAGTTATAGAAAACTAGAATGGTGGGAACAGTTGAGCAAGTTACTAGAGCCGCAGGATGAGATATCATTTAGCGTAGACGGTGTTCCGGACAATTTTACTGAATATAGAGTTAATGGAGATTGGGATAGCATTGAACCGGCAATACGTACAATGGCGGCTAGTCCTGCTATTGTAATTTGGAAATATATACCGTTTGCATATAATGAGAATAGTATAGACGAGGCGAGGCAACTAAGTGTAGATTTAGGCGTTGATCAGTTTATAATTGACCCAAGTGATAGATGGTTGGGAGAAGACGATCCATATAAAACTATTAAAGAGTATGATAAGAGGTATGTTGCTGGAGGTTCAGAATATGATAGTGAAAACATTAATGTTGACCCTAGGTGTGTAAGATTAGACAAACATCATTTTATTAGTGCAGACGGTTTTTATACTCCGTGTTGTTATGTAAAACATCATAGTTTTTACTATAAAAGCGAGTGGCATAATAATAAGCATAATATAAAGAATACGAAGTTAAGTAAAGAACTAGACTACTTTTGGACAAAGTTTGCTAATACCTTACCAGATAATAATTATTGTAGATTTTATTGCGGAAAAAAAGAAAAGATAACACAATGATAGACAAAGAACATATTATAGCAAAATTACGTGAAGTGTTTGACCCTGAAATAAGCATTAATATATACGACCTTGGGTTAATATACGATATCAATATTAATCAAGATGATTTTTGGGTAGAAATTACTCATACATTAACTAGTGCATTTTGTCCATTCGCAGATCAGATCGTTAGTGATATAACGGGTGCAGGTTATGCACCAGATGTTCTTAACGTTGAGGTGATAACAACTTTCGATCCTCCATTTACTATAGATAGTGTGCCGGAAGAAACAAAAATGATAATGGGATGGTAATGAAACAGAAACATAAAATAGCACATATGAAATCAGCATTTAATTATGCTGAGTGTTCAACCGCGGTTCGCCTTCAAGTTGGATGTGTGTTAGTTAAAGACAATCGTATTATTAGTATCGGCTACAATGGCACGCCATCTGGGTGGGATAACGAGTGTGAGAATTCAGTTCTATGGAAAGACGGTAAGCAATTATCAAAACCAGTGCTGATATCCAAGCCAGAGGTTCTACATGCAGAATCAAACGCCATTTGTAAACTTGCTCGCAGTAGTGAGAGTGGAGAGGGTGCAACGGCATTCGTAACACATCAACCTTGTTTGGATTGTGCTAAACTACTCTACCAGAGCGGTGTTACTGAAGTATATTATGTACATGAATATCGTAAAACAGATGGCGTTGATTTCCTTTCAAAATGTAAAATTAAAGTAGAGCAGATTGCAATATAAAGATGTTTGACATATTCTGCATGCAGATCACAGAACACGATGTTGATCTGCCGGCCCATACACAATACACTCGTTGGAACGGTACCCATTTAGATACTATTCGTAGATGCGTTAATCGTGCTAAAACAGAGTATGTCTGGATCGTAGCAGACTGTTGCAATTATGCAACATTCGATTTCACATGGCAACCCGTGCCCTGGGAAGCAGACCAGATACACTGCTGGGCAAGCGGAAATCAGAAATTTGGTGATACATTCCTAGTGCCAGTGGACGCTTTTAAGCGTCAGCAAGCGGGTCTAGCGTTATTAGAGTGGTATGAGCATATAAACTGGCATAGTGAGCCCTGTGTGCCCCGCTACGAATGGCCCACAGTTGGTAGTTTAGATGAACAGACTAGCTTGTACGCATGGATCAAGCAAACCCCCGCTGACATTGACTTTGAGCCTAGCTTATGGAAAAAACGTGATCTACACGTCTTTAACAAGAGCGGGAGCGTACTACTAACGCCGCGGGACTGTAAAACGCAATTTAAGGACCAATTCTATGACTACCCATACATCTTGCGTCATACCGACTATAAAGTAGAAGAAAAACCACTAGATGTTGTGTATCTTTCAAATGGTGAGGAAAACGCTGATAAAAATTACTTCTTACTAAAGTGTATGCAGCCAAATGCCAAGCGAATTGATGGAATAACAGGCAGAGCAGAGGCATATAAAGCCTGCGCAGAGGCTAGCGACACTCCTTGGTTCTTTAATGTGTTTGCTAAGTGTGAGGTATTGCCTGACTTTGATTTTAACTGGCAACCCGATTGGCTGCAAGGCCCCAAACACTGGATTTTTAATGCACGTAATCCTGTTAACGGACTAGAGTACGGGCATATGGGTATTATTGCATACCATACGCAAACTGTACTAGAGCAAACTGAGTGGGGTCTAGACTTTACTCTTAGTGCCAGACACGGGGTTATTCCCGTTGTTGGCAGTATTGCTGAGTTCAACACAGACCCATACGCTACATGGCGCACATCGTTTAGAGAATGTATTAAACTAACCCAACAGACAGACATAGAGAGTCGTTACAGATTAAAGATATGGAGTACTGTTGGAGAGGGTGATTTTTCTGAGTGGAGTATTAAGGGAGCAACTGATGCTGTTGAATTTGTGGCTAGCGGAGAGGACCTACGCAGCACCTTTGAATGGGCTTACCTTAAAGAATTCTTTAATAGCAAGTATAACAGCTAATACCTCATCGTCAGTCATATGTGGGCTACATGGTATCTGTAAAAAATGATGGCAATTAATTACGGCTTGCTGTGTAGCCGCCACGGGATTAGTATACGCACGTTTAGTTTCAATTTTACGGTTATCTAAGTGTTGTGCCAGTTCTTCACGATATGGTGTGCTGATAACAAACTTGCTCACTTGTCCATGATGATCAGTGATGCAATCCACACATTCACGCAACTGGGCATGGTAATCCCTAGCAATCTCTTGTCTGCGTTCAACCCAGAATGGAAAAAAGTCTAACTTAATACACATCTCAGCACATTCGCGTTCACTCATGATGCTATGACCACCAACGTGCCCGTTCACTGTTCCATGTCGCCGTAATTTCTTAACTCTGTCAATTACATTTTTATCACATGACACTACGGCGCCACCGTTGCCAAAGTTAGGAAATGATTTAGTAGGATCAAAACTATATGCGGCTGTGTTTGTTTGAAGAGCCGCACCAAAATGTTGCGCTCCATCTTCTATAAATGGAATGTCTGATGTTATCTCTTCTCGATTCCCAAATAGTCCAACCCATACTGCGGCGTTCAAGGTGTCTATGTCATCGGGTATTTGTTCCCAATCCATTAATCCATTTGGTTTCACGTCAATGCCCAAAGGAAAACACCTAGCACGTAAGATACTATTGGCTGTGGCTACAAATGTCTGTGCCGGTAAAGCAACGAACCCTGTTATGTTCTCAGCAATAAGAGCATAATATAATGCGTCACTGCCACTGCCAACTACTGCGGCGTAATTAGCACCAGCAACTCTTGCAATACGTTCCTCAAACTCAATCGTAAGATCACCTAGTACATGCTGTGGATGAAGCAACACAAATGCATTAGCGGCGTCTAATTGTCTGTGAATTTCCTTGTATAATCTACTAAGGTAGTGTAGGCGTATCATCTTCTTCGACAACTTCTTCAACTGGTTTTAGTTTTACTGTTGTCAAATCATCTATAATTTCTTCTTTAATGCTAGCAAGATCTAAATCGCCAGTTCCGAGCAATTCTAATGCTGCAGTAGCTTTAATGTTTCTGCTTCTAGAAACTTTGGCCGCCAATGTAACTAGTTCAATTCTACCTATTCCTAATTTTTGTGTAATGCTGTCTATGTCAGGTATTACTCGGGCCCGATCTTCGTCGTTTGATTTTGCTTTGAAAGGTATCATATTATTTGTTCCTATGTTCTGTTAAGTTCTTGCAAGATACAGATTTATCTGAACCTCTTGATTCGCGTAATTTATACTAAATCATACACAATTGCCTTTAATTTGTCGTGAAGTTTGAAGCACTCCCACGGAAAATTACACATCTCACCACGATCCTTTGCATCAGAATCACAGTCGCACAGATCATTGAACTCAAGGAGTTCTTTGATATTGTTAATCTTCTCTTTATCAGTCATAGTGTATTATACTACAATTTATCGTAAAGGGTTAAGTTTTCAGTGTGTGGTATCTTTGTTGTTACTCGTCATCATCAGACACATTGATAATATCATTAATCATCGGAAATATTCCTGCGATAACTTTAGCACAGTCGCGGGCAATTGCCATATGCTCTTTTTGTGTGCCGTTACCAGTTCTAAGATCGCAGTAATGGATCCAAGATCTTAGTGAGCCCGACATATACATACGACTTGCAGTTAAGCCTTCAGGCAATACAGCCCGGGCTTGTTCTTTGGCAATGCCCTGGCTAATAGCCCACTCATATGCATTTTTAGCGGCGTTAATTACTGTTTGTTGCTGTGCCTGCCAACCAGTATCCAGTAGTGGATCATCGACATCCACGCTGTTCTGTCTATTAGTTTGATCCTGCAATCGAGTCTCTCGTATTTCAAAATCGAGATCCTTTGTGGGATCAGCATACCGTTGACTAAACTCCTGGAAACTAAAACTACGGTGTCTTAGGATCTGCCTAGCAATATCCCTTGTGGTTTCAATTTCAATACATGCACTCACCATCTCTAGAGGTGACCAGTGCTTGTGCTTGATAAGATATTTAATAAGTTTAGCACTCGTCTCCGTATTCATCTGGCCACTGGGATTACTGACGCGAGCACAAAACGCAATAAGGTCCTGTATGTCCGCGTCAGCAATGTCGTGTTCAGTTAAAAACTCCGGAGAAACTTGGCTATAACTAACAAGGCGTGTCTTCATTACGAAGAAACAACTGGGGATGGTTCAGCGGCAACTACCTTCTTAGGACGCCCACGTTTCCTTGGTTCCGGGGCAAGTGCTGGATTCATTTCCAAAGCTTCTGCCATTAAGCGATCATGCTCTGCCTGTAGTCCGAGAACTTGAGTTTTAATGCCTTCAGCTTGCTTAAACATATCATCGGCGATCTTCTCGTCGGTTAAAACGCCTTCAGCAGCATTAGTAGCTGTAATGGCATTTGTTGTCGAGGCATATGCTGAATCAGCTGGCAATGCCTTAGCAGGATCTGCAAGTCCGGCCTGGGAATCAATCTCTGCCATACGCTTTGCAGCGTCAGCACCTGATTCCATTTCTGTAATGATCTTATTAATCTCATCAAGACGAACACCGGGCTGGTTAGGCAACGGGGTCATAATAACGTCCTGACACCGCACCTTCTTCATCCACCGTTGTTGGTGGATTGCTTGTAGTAGGTTGCGGCCGTCTGTGCCGACGACGCGATGTAATGCCTCGCCAAAATTGTTAGCAGATTGTCCTGGGTTGCTCTCAAGACACTTCATTACGTCATCATGGAATACTGATGGAACTTGTCCTGGATAAATTACCAGACACATATGATCTTCGTTTGGAACTTCACGAAAAACAATTACAACATTCTCACCGCTATGCTTACCAATATGTTTCAACATATTATTCTCCTTGTGTTAACTCTACTTCATCTACTTCTGGGGCATCTGCTGAAGCTTCTTGTGCTTGATCAGTCGCCGGCGCTGCCTGACGAAACCCATTAGTGACGAGGAAGTGATTAAGTTTAGTATATAGTTGTCCAACAATTTGCATTTCATTTGCACGAATTGCACCGCGTTGAGCAGTTGCTTCAATTACAGTAGCCATTGTGTTTAGATCAGTTGCCTGCAGGGCGTTCGGATCTTGTTCTACTGTTTCTTCTACTGTTTCTACTTCAACGGGTTGCATGTCCGTATCAGTTTCTTCTAGTTTAGTTTTTTTTGTCATTTTAGTTATCTTTCTCCAAATATTTGGTTATTATATTATATAATAAGTACTATTATACGGGATTTTCGCCATGAAAACAATATATATTTTACTAATATCACTTTTTATTTCAGTGACACCTTCGTCTGCATCAGATCCTAGTGCTAATTATATCGGTACACCAGAAATTAAATCTACATCTGATGAGTTAACGGCGTTTTATACGCAAATTATTGCTTGCCAAGCTGGATTTAAAATAGTAGCACATTATATGGATATTTATAACACTCTTACAAAGTTAATAGATAAAAATGAAGTGTCTTCTAAATCTAAAACTATTACACTAAAACTTAGAAATAATTGGACTGAATTAGAAACTGTAGTAGCACCTATAAAAGCTGAATTGATAAAGTTAGGCATACCTGCTCAATCAATCGAACTCCAATACTATTCACAAGCCCAACTCGGTATCCTAATGGATGGTCTTAAAAAGAAACCTTCTGTGTCTATACCAGCCTTGGTGGAATTTATTATTGGTTGTGTTAACGCTAAAGACGCAGCTACTAAATTCCTAAAGAGTCCAGATCTCCCGGTTGATAACACCGAAGACAATTATGATTATGATTAAGTACCTTAGTTTTTCACCATATCATAGTAGGCATAATTACCAAACGGTGGCTTAATACTGTCTGGGCCATGAATCACAAATACTGTATCACAAAAATCTGGATCGCCCCAGCTTCCCATTGGATAACCATCAGTAAACATTACAAAGCGATTGGGTTGTATATCTTCAGCTTTCATATAGTTCCAATTGCACATAAAGTCTGTTCCACCACCGCCCATTGGGGTGTAGTCCATGATCTCATCAATATTATCAGCAGTAAATTCTGCATAGTTGTATACGCCAGTATCAAAACACCACAACTTAATAGTAAAGTCAGTGTACATTTCCATAATAGCCTTGATCTCTGAGAAAAATTCACCTGCTTGTTCGTTACTAATACTGCCGCTCATGTCAACGCCAATGCTAATATCAATCATAGTTTCAGGAACCATACCAGGCAGTAATACCCCACTGTAAAAGCCTTTGCGTGAAGAACGTTGGAAACTATAGTCACTCTTAATTGAACTCTCAATACTCATCGCAAGTAACGCTCTCCAATCCATCTTAGGCTCAGTAAGATCCTTGATAATACGCTGCACTCCGCCTGGAAGATCCCCAACATTGCCACTCTGCTTGGCACTATTAATCAAAGACTCTTTAATCTCATCCCTAATCTGTTTCTTTTCGTCTTCGCTATATGATGGCTTTTCCTTGCTAACAAGGTCACCGTTCTCATCTTCTTGTGGAGCAGACCCCTCGCCCTCACTGTCATCTCCTTGGAGGTGTTCATCTAGCAACTTATCAATTAGGTCTTCAAGATCAATCTTCTCCATGTTATCGAATAGATGATCGTAAATTTCTTCCATGCTCATACCATAATACTTAGGATCATGTAATGCAGGAACAGTAGTAATCAGTTTACCAATTTTAGCCTGTACAAGGTCACCATTAACAGCAAAATCCGCCGCAACGTTTGCCAGCATATGATTATGCTTGAGCATTGTACTGCGACCAAGATGCTCATATACATTATGAAGCACTTCATGTCCAAAAAGGAACTGCACTTCTTTTTTCTTGAGCATGTTAATAAATTTGCTGCTATAGTAAAAATAACGCCCATCAGTTGCCGCTGTTGGGCACCAAGCGTCTGCGTTAACCAAGGGCAAGCGTGTAGCCATGTTGCCAAACCAAGGAGCCTTCATAAGAAGTGCTACACGGCCAACAGTTAGTGCTTCACGGGCCTGGTGATCTTCTGCAGGAACGGTTTCGTATCCTACTGGAAGGTCAACGTCTTTTTTGTTTGATGTAGTTTTAGGCATACATTCGCTCCTTTAATTAACTTATACACTATAATAACATGGTCTGATAACATGTCTATCGGTTCTGGGATAAAAAAGGACCCAAGGACCCTAGGGTCCTTTAATTGGTTACTCTTTTCTCAAATATTATACGTTTTGGTTACTCGGAGTGAGTGTGTCTCCGTTTATCACCGTTTTAATTGCATGACATACAGTACAAAGCGTCTGATGATTTTCTGGGTCGTTATTCTCGTGATTACCATCAATATGATCCACGGTTAGTAAAGTACGACACAATCGGTTACGAAGTTTGTCATCTTCCACTTCCTGTACTCGTGTATCAGTAAATGGTGTATAACCACATTCTTGACAATGAGTACCTTTGTTTTGACTATATGGTTTTGCAGCATTCGCTAACCCTCCATAATCTGAAAGATTCTTCTGATGTACTCTGCATAGTGTATCACTACCAGGTCCTTGATACGCTGTTAGGAAGTCATTGCAACCTGCATGAGTACATCTTGATTTACGGGCGGTACGAAGTAATAGGCCTTCTTTAAGAAGATCCAGGCTTGGGTCTCGCAGTATCATTTTAATCTCCAAAGTCAAAAAAACTGTTGCACTCTGCATTTGAAATACTTTCCATGCGTTCCATAATGTCATTAGGAATACGCAATTCCCAACTGGTATTTGATTGTTTTTCCAGCTGCATCCAGTCACCTACATGACGAATATATGTCCGTTCATCGCTAATTCCATTTTCAAGAATATTTTGAATATTCTTGTACGCTTTTTCAAGGTTATCTTGTATCTTTAGCGAAGTAAAATCGTAAATTTGTTCTGATTTTACTACATTTTTGCAAGTGGTTACATCTTTGTCGTAGGTTATCCTAAGTTGCGTTTGTAACTTGCCTCTTAAATGACTATCTTTCCATTCAGTAGATATAATATCTTTAATAGTAGATGCTCCTACGGTATGTGGACTATTGCTACTACGCATTCGTGTTTTAATTTCAGTAGCTAGATCAACTAAGTCCAATCCTTTGCCTTTATTAAGCCTGTGTCCGCCTTTTTCGATTTCATTTTCTACCCACCGTCCGATATTACCACAGTTCTGCTCCATAGGAATTACAGTACCAGGCTTCATAGTGTGTTTAACTGATTTTAATTTTATGTTATTCATGCTCCTAATTCCTTATCTTCAAAATCATATTGAAATTTGCCAATAAACACCGGAAGTTCGTATTTAAATCCCGCTAGTTTAATTGCCTGGATGATCCATGTAGGCGCCACTTCTGTTTGGTTACAACGTGTATCAAATTGCTCACGTACACGGTAATGCTGACGAGTTAGCCAGCTCTTGTAGCCATTCATTACCATAGTGTGCTTGCGGTGGGACTTAGTATAGCCTTTCTGCCAGGTATTACCAGTTACTGCTCCAAGATACTTAACAATCTGGCGGATATAATCAGTGTCTACTGTAATACCCTGCTGATCACAGGCACGGAAGATGTGTGCCATGTTGTCAATTTCTAGAGGTTCAATTGGAAGATCGGGGTTACTAAGACTATGATACTCAAACACGTTACTGAGTACTGAACTTTTCCATTTGTTTACGTCACGACCTGTTGGGAAGATTTCTGACGGACGTGAAACTGCCCCTGCTTCCTTTGTGTCACTAAATTTTTCGTGGGTAAAAAAACAACCAAATTTTTCTAGTGCTGTTTGGATTTCTGCAAACCTTATGCTCCATGGATCACTATCATCATTATGCCGAACTGCATATACATACTGCATAAACAGATCAATCTTATCTAGTGGCTTGGTCATTGTATTGTCATGAACTCCAATAAAACGCTGCCGGAGTTTGGCAATATTATGGTTTGGGTGGATTGCTGTTGGAACTTCTAGTTTTAGGGCATCCTCGACGCTCATTCCAAAAGCATATAATGCAATACACATTAAAACAAACGAGGTATGTTGTCCATCCCAGATGGCATGCGCCGCTTGACCATCTTGACCATCCACAATGGGATATACTCTAATACTGTTGACAAAAAATGGATCAAATTTGCCCATAATGGCAATTAACCAGTCAATATCTACTTTGCGCTGAATTACAGTATTAATTAGCATGTCACCAAGCGTGAGTCGCATCTTTGGATCCATAGGTATTTGGACCATGTCAGTATACATGTCTTCAAACTTAGAATATTGTGGGTGTCGATTTCGGAATTCTGTTCCGATTTGATCTCGAAGGAAGGCAGGCAGTTCTGGATCCTCGTTAATAAATGCGTCAGTAAAACGATCTACTAAACTTACAATAGTATCTTCGGATGTTTGGAATTTGTCGTTTACGCTGTCTGCGTATGATATCGTATCAGAATCTGATACGATCTGTAATGTAACACTCATTTTAGTTTCCTTTGTATGCCTTAAAACAGGCCGGCTAAATATGCCCAATAAAAACGGGCTATATAAGTTGACTATCAACTTATTCTAGAATGATACTACACCTTTGTAGTATTGTCAAATTAAACAGGCATCTTAACAACTGGAAAATCTGCATATTGAGCTCTCCGCATGCCGCTTTCACTGCGGCCATGCCGCATACCTACGGCAAAGCCATTCTCGAGTTCAACCCAGTAGTTTACGTCAGTATCTTCTCCAGGCCATCCTCTGTTACTTGCATTTGTATAAACAATTTTTTGGTTACCAAACTCGCGAGCAGGAATTTCCCGCTTACGATACTTGGGCATATCCCACCAAATATTAAAATCTTCTTGAAGTGTCATACTATTCTTCATTTGCAGCCACCACATACTTGCCAAAGCGATCAAAGAATTCTTTGAAGTGCTTGAGCTTGTTAGGCTGGAACGGAAGGTTGTAGTTCGTAATTGCAGTACGGGCACCCATTACAGTCATTTCCGTTGGGAAGAAATCCATCATGAAGCGGAAGAAGTTATCTGCAAGCTCATGCCACCGTTTAGCATCTTTCTTACCAAATTTGTCATATGCATCTTTAAGCTCATAGCACATGCCAATTGTAAGAGCATACTGGGCACTGATTTCTTTAATCTTACACTCAGTAACCTTGCCTGCAAGGATATCTTCTGGATTTGGCATATCCTTTGCAACTTTACGGTGGATCATAAACTTAACTGCAATGCCTTCACCAACACTACCAGCAACCAAGTCAGTTAGTTCGTTGTCTGAGATAGTTTCGTCCTGGAGAAATTCACTAACGAAACTCCAACTACGTGGAGTGGCAAAAGAACGTCCGCTTGACCGAGGATCAAAATCACACAAGTCTGCCTTAGCAAACGAGCAGTATCCAATAACGTCTTCGTGGATACGATTTTCAACAGCCCAATCCAACCAGCTATCAAAATCTACACGCAATTCCAAGTGAACAAACCGGTTAGCAAGTGGAGTAGGCATCCGGTACGTAACACCTTTGTCGCTCTCACGGTTGCCAGCGGCGACAATAACAACGTTGTCGGGCAACTGGTAAGCACCAATCCGCCGGTTAAGAGTTAGCTGATACCCTGCTGCTTGTACTGCAGGAGCTGCGCTGTTAAGCTCGTCCAAGAATAAAATAACGGTTTCATATTTTGCCGCTTGCTCTTCAGTAGGAAGATCTGAAGGAGGAAGCCATTGCATCTGCCCAGTTGCCAAATCAGGAACAGGATAGCCACGCAAATCTGTTGGCTCGAAAAGATTAAGTCGGAGATCGATAAGCAAGGTTTTTCCTAGTACTTCATCATCTGCAATCTGTTGCATAAGATCCGATTTGCCGACGCCGGGAAGTGACCACACAAATAGTGGACGCTGAAGCCGCATCGCCCGCACAATGCGAGTCTTTGCTTCTGCAATAGTAACTGTACGATTTGATATTTGTTCTGCCATCTGTCTCTCTCCTTAGTTTCTAACTATTATTAATAATAACACACAACGCAGATAAGTCTACCGTTTCTGAACTTTTAATCTGCACGTTGACCCACGCCGTAGTCAATTACTACTGGAAACCGCGGTACACCATCGTTTGAAAGTTCGAAGAACCTGCATGTTGCCCATGTAGGCTTAGTTTCAGCATCCAATAACGACTTTAACTGTGCTTGGCTACCCCTAACGCCGCTACTAAATGTACGGCCATCGTCTAGTTTTAGCACAAAACGTTTAGCATATCCCGTCCATGCTCCCTGACCTTCTTCAACGCTTACTACTTCAAACTCTTCAGTAGTAAATTCCTTACGCTTGAGCAGTCCCTTGCTACGCTTACTCTCATATTTTATGTTCTGACGGATCATCTGTCCTTCAAATCCAGCCTGTGTATAGGTTCCGTACATGTGATCAATTTGTTCTGGTGTGTCACATTTTCTAGTCTCAACCAGTACAATTTTGTCTGCATTAATATTACATGAGATCCACATAGCACGATCTAAAAATAACATATCTGGCTTATTATGATCAAACATATCATATATATGGTACTCTACCTTTTGTGCAGCTTCCTCGATCTCTTCTGGTCTGCATTTTACTTTTCTAACCAGACTAACAATCTTCTGAAAGTCTGCTTTAAGTTCATGATTATAAAGCTCCCCGTCTAATACAATGCTAGGGTTTAATTTAATAATATGCTGTACACTTTCCCAGATATGCGGACAACTATTAATAGGCTTCCCGCCTCTGGTGTGCATGCCGTTTACATCAATAATGCAACGAATACCGTCTAACTTAGGTTGTGTGTAGCCGCTCTCCACTGGAGTTTTTGTGAAGTCGTGTGCTAGCATAGGCTTAAACAATTTGTAACTGTCAATGTCCTCGACGCTGGCAAAGTATTCTTTGTCTGCTTTTTTAGTCCACTGTGCTTGTGCTTCAAAGTGTGCCTGCTCAACAGCATTTCTAGCATTAGATCTGCCAGTGTTAGTGGGATGGGATATATTCCAAACGCTTGTAATTTTTTCACCGTCAACGAGTCCACTTATACTACGAATCCCAGCAACATCTAGCTCATCATGACCAACCTCTACGGTCCAAATACGAACTTGATTTTTTGAATCTCTTTTGTAAAGGGGATCTAATGCTGTAATGTTTTTCATAAAGTTATCCTAACGTGTGCTTAAAATGCTGATTGAACCAAATATAGAACCGAATTGGCGATTATAATGCCTCCAAAGATCGCTAAACCTAAAACCATGACATACTCCTATTTGTTGTTTTTTCTAACTATAGCTATAATAGCATGCCTTCGTGGATAGTCAACCGTTTCTGCCAAAAAAAAGCCCCGTAGGGCATTGGAATTTTGTTTAGTGTCCTCTAATTCCTACATAAGGTCTCATCATAACATCTCTAGTAACGGTGTGTAGCATAATAAAACTTCCAGCATCACTTGCATTATCAAAACGGATATCAGCACCATAGTCACTCCAGCGTATGTTCCAACGAATCTCCTCAGGGCCATACGACTCGTTCATGATAATTAGGAATTGTTTCTGCTGTTCTAAGTAACTGTCTTTAAAGGCTGCCCGAGTTAGCTCTTGGGCGACGGTGAACCCAATAGTAACCATATGTTTCCACTTGCTTCCGGTTAACGATCTAGTATAATTAAGTTGAAACTTTGTATCCATCAAGAAACCTTTGAAAATCGCTATGCATGCAAGCCCAAAAATAAACCTTCTCATCAAACAGTATGATTTTAGGCCACCTTCCGAGTCTTACATAATATGGACACTCAAGGTGTTTGTCGAGATCTAATAAGAACTTGAAGTTAACTTGTACAATATTGTCATTGTCATCCCATAACTTAATCTCGTATTCTGTTAAGTTAAGATCAGATATTAAACAATCATATCCAGACTCAGTTAGTCTAAGTCCCCCATTGGCCCGTACGTTCTGCCAGAAGAAAACAAGTTCTGATCCTGATGGGATACTAACATGCTCGAGGTTTTTAATAAAAATATCTGTGTATTGCTGTTTAGTCCGCATTTTCCGGGTATACTGTCTCTCCACTCGTTAATAGAACGACTGTAAATCCTTCAGTACTGAACTTTATATTAAGCTTCTTACATAGGTTAATCGCATGCCCGGGATTACTAAAGGATACTTTCTTGTATTTTGGCCCAGGGTAACTTGTTAAGATATTATGGCTTTTCAAGTTAATAGGGTTATTCTCGTAGAATACACTCCATATACCAGCACTTGCTAATACTTGATCTGATTTGTAACTAATCTTGTCTACTTTTTCAAGTAATACTGTTGGTTTTGGTCTACTCATGAATTATTCCAGTTATATGCTACTATTATTTATCTTTAACAGCATACAATAGGAGTTAAAAAGACCCTGATTTAATCTCTAATTCTATCACATCATCGGCCTGGTGATCTATAATTTTTGATTGTAAATCAACGGTGTAGGCTAGTAAGTTCTGATACTCACGTGCTATACCTTGCGCCTCTGTTCTGGGTACTATGATATTTTCTGAATTAGTTCCAGCACATCGATTGCAAAATGATTCTAGGTTACCAAAGTTAGGCCGGATCATTGGCTTTTCTTACATGTTCTTGCATCTCTAACCGAGTAGTATACGGCCCTTTGAATTCATTACGGCCAAGGGTTAGTAGTTTAGGGCAGTAGCTTGGAAGCCATCCAGTGGGAAAGTGTATGATATAGTAACCAGCACAAAAGAAGCTCTGGCTTCTAGGAGTTTTGGTATATATCGGCAACTTACGCTTTAGGTCATAGATATCATTATATGGCTTTACTTTACAAGGGTAGCCGTGCACACTATTTTCAGTTTTAGTATCTTGCTTGTATTCATCAGTAACTTCTACGCTAGTAGTTAATTCAATACCAAATTGATTTTTTAGATCAGCAATACTACTACACTTGCCTATATTTTTCCCGCCCATGGTAACAGTTAGGTCGTGGCCCTTTCGAATAGTTCCAACCTTTTGCCCATTTTCTTCTACAATCCAAAACTTATTCTCAACTACTGGCTTAGCCTGGTACATTATACCCTCGCTGTAACCATTCTGCATATTTCGTAACATCTTCTGCAATCCTATTCAGTTCATATTTGCCACAGAACTTAAGAAACTTAGCACCCACCATGGGATTCTTCTTAGTATGCATCTGCCCGCGCATGCTATTATCGATAAAGTCTTTTAGTTCTGTGGGTTGCGCCGTTAGGTCAACTAACGTGCAATTTCGTTCATAGTCGTCTAGTACACGATGCTCAACGTCATTATGGTCAGTCCAACGCTGGAGCATCATATTGTTCCAGTTAAATCCTTTGCTAGAACGATCGTCAAATGCTTCTAGTAGGCCCACTTTGTTCTTGGTGCCCTTCTTACGCACACCTGGATATGCACTAAAGACATTATCTGTCGCATCACCCCGCATACACTTCTCAAATAGTAACCATTCTGGCTCAATTGTTTTAAGCTCGCCCGTCTTTTTGTCCTTCACAGGTTTTCCGTAATCGTCATATACGCCCTCAAGTGTCATAGTATGACCTTGAATGCCGTTGTACTGTTTAACATTCTTACTAACCAACTGTACAAAGTCCGAGTCACTGCTCACAATTACATGATCATCATCAGGATGCATATGTATAAAGCGGGCAATAATATCATCTGCTTCTGCAATTTCACACTGCAACACACTACAATTAGCACTCTCCTTAAGGAAGGTAGTTAACTCGTCATATGTCTCCCAGAATAGTTTATCTTCTTCTATCTGTTCATCATTAAGTGCTTCACGTTTTACTGCCCGGTTCTTCTTATAGGGCTCGTAAAAGTCTTTGCGCCAACTGCGGCCTTCTAATGCAAATACAACATGATCAGCATTAGCAATCCGCCACGCCTTATTAACGCAACCCATTGTAACGTGCATAGAAAAACCTAGCTTCGTCCATGTATCAGCGTGTTTGTGCGCCGCATGTCGTGCTCTAAAAAACGTATTCGCAGTGTCAACCAGTAGATATGTTGTCATTTTTTCTTAGCACCTTGTACTGTTTGTGTTACAGTCTTTATTGTACTACTGTTATCCGTATTTGTCAACCTGGCTAGAATATGTTTTGACCAAGCAATGTGTGCGTCAATACCATAATGATAACCACCATTAACTGGTTGGTGCCCTCGTGCCTCACACCAATGCCAGTATGTACCTGATTGATTGTACGGATCAATGTAACAATCGTTCCAGTCTACTTGGTTTTCTACGTTACCAAAATAATTATAACTATTAAAGAACATGTGTTTGATATGGCGGTGTTGCAGTTCTTTGTGTAGGTTGTGTATTTTTTCGTGCCAATAATTTTCTTTTCGCACAACTTCGCCTGGAGTTTGCCGCATTACCCATTCTTTGTATTGGGGTTCTAAATCAAACGGAACTTGATCTGAGCCACTTGCTGTTATCTGATAAACACTATCTCCGTGAGCCCATTCCTCACGTTCCCATGTGCTCCAGCCAATAATAATAGCTGTCTCACTTTTAGGCATATTTTTTAAGAATTGTTGAGTTGTTTTAAGTATTCTAGCATTACTACTTGCACTGATAGCTTCACAGAAGAATCCTGCATTTAGAGTCTTTGCTAACCTAAATCCATAACTTAGATTTAAGCATTCTGGGTGGGCGAGTTCTCCCAAGTGTGCATACGCTGGATCATCTCTAGCAAAACAATAGTCTTTGACTAGTTCGGCGCCCGCACTATGGCTGTCACCATTTATATAGATGTTCATCTATATTCGGTCCTACCATCTCCAAGATCATTACTGCGAGTTACCATAGCTTCTTCTTTTTCATAGCTTTCCATAACAACGTGTCTACATACATCCTGGAACCAACGATCAACCATATCGTTTTCGTCCTTGTCTATGTAACCAGAGTTATGTAACTGTTTGATAAAATATTCGTTCCAGTCTAATTCAAATGCACCGTTGCCTGGATTATCTGGATCAACTTCAATATTTAATACACTAACCCATGGCTCTTCAGCCGCAGTAGCTAACTCTTTTTCTGTCTTTTTAGGTGCTCGTTTGGTCTTAGGCAGAGGCTCAATCTTCTTTGCTTTTCCTAGCCCAATAGCATTTTTAGCATCCTCTAAAATACCCATTCTACATATTCTCCATTCTTTACTTCCCAGTGAGTAATATCATCTGGGGTATTCATCTGTAATACAACACTTGCTGCTTTAATAGTATTAACATGTGTAACTATAACGTATGGTAGTTCACTCTCTTCTAATTCTTGTATAAATGTAGCAACTCTTCCTGCAACATCTCTTAAGGAATCACCATCAGGCGGCGCTTTATTCCATCCTCTTCGAACACTAGCATACATCGAAACACTTTCAAGTGCCGCAATACTTACTCCAGACCACTCACCCCAATCACGATCTCTAATCATATTGTCTATCGTAACGTCATTATTTAATGATGTGTGTTCTTTGATAACCTCTGCTGTATAGAAGCATCTCCTAAGATCACTACTATATATGCCAGCAATATCTGGATACTCTTTGGCAATACGTTCAGCAACATCTGTTGCTTGCTGTTTGCCCAACTCAGTAAGTTCAGGATCGTGCCAACCAGTTGCTAACCCTTGTTCATTATATTCACTTTGTCCGTGTCTTACCCATATAGTTTTCACTTAGGTTCCCCAGGAGTTTCCAAAGATGTCGACGTGGAGTCTTGCTGAGTAACGATATCCTTTTGCCAGAGCAAGATCAGCCACCACCGCCCCATTGTTGAAGTAACTGTCTGATGTACCGCCAACAGGCATGATGTAAACCGGCGCACTAACCCCAGCTTTCCTATATATTTCAACAGCTTCGTCAACTTCTGCCACGTCCACTGCATCAGCCACCACAAACTTAAAATAAAGGTGACTATTACTAATATTGCGGTATTGATATGCAACATCAGGCTTAATAGCATCAGAACTATCATGTCCAGAAACTGATAGTTTTGGGGAGCAACTGAATGTAACGTGTAATTTGTCATTATCGTTGAGATACGATTCGAAATTACTGTTGAGAGTCTGCGTAGTATTCGTTTCGAATGTAACATTTTGTAAGTCTTTCATACGTGGATGATCTAACAATTCCATGTAAGCTCGTTGCCATCCTAGTAGTGGTTCACCGCCAGTGATAACCAAATGTATATCCTGACCATTATCTAACGTCCAACTACCGGATGGAGTTAGTTCTAGTAATGTATCTACAAGCCCGTCAATATCTGTGTCTGTCTGTAGATGCTTAAACGCTGGATGCCAAGCTGCATAGCTATCGCACCCAACTGTAACAAGTGGTAGTTCTTTAATGGTATTATATTTGTCAATATCATCAATAATAGCATTAATCTCTTGCTCAGCCGTTGCGTCACTATCTCTAGCAATACCAAATTTAGGGCATGTGAAGTTACACCCAAACATGCGTAGGAATACACTAGGCACTCCCATAAAACGGCCTTCGCCCTGTACAGAGTAAAATGCTTCTGTGTATCTTACTTTCATGTCTACCTCTTAAAATAAGTTGTTAAGTTGTTTGATCATCTTAGCTTTTGTAAGACGACGATCAAGTTTAACGCCTCTTGCTTCGGCCCATTCATCAATGGCCTTTTTAGTCATACTTTCAAATTCAGGAATACTGTTGTTAGTGAACCATTTCTTAATCATTTTAAACATAGTAATTCTCCTTTCTACTCAAACTCGTTATCTTCTCTGTGACCAACTTTCATAGCCATATTCGAATCGGTTTCCCTTACCTCAACCTTACTGCACCAAACACGATTCTCTTCGCTGTAGTCCGGAAGTAATATAGTGTTACAGTACTCATATAAGAAGTCAGCTAACCCCTCGCACCCAGTCTTTTCAACTTCAGTAATTTTAGCAATGCCAAGTTTTCCTAGGTTTAATAAGTCCTCTCTGTGTGGATCATCTTGTGCTACTAGTAAGGTATGATCAAACCAATCTTCTAATTTTTCTTTTAATGGACGGAGGCCACCAAAGTCCATGCACCAGTTACGGGCGTCTAACGTATCACACTCGAATTCAAAGTGAAAACTTAATGCATACCCGTGTACCATATTGCAATGACTGTCCGCCCGCCATTGGCGGTATGCGACTGGGCCTAGTTGTGTGTAAGATTTAGTACTAATATATTTTGCCATATTTTATACTCCTTGGATATGGAGTGCGCGGAATGTTTTGAGAGGGGCGAACACAAAGGCCTCTTTACTATTAACTATTGTATGATATTTATGAATTGATGTCAAGTTTTATACCACCATTCCCTGTGAAGTTGTTAGGGGAGTTTTCCACCACTCTTCATAAGGAAACACAATCCATAAATCTTCTTCTGTTTTGTTAACTTCGATAGATGAGTATTGAATATCAAAACTACTGCCAAGATTGTTAACTACAGTTGCAAATTTTACATTTTTACCCCAAATAGTTTTCCAAGTTTTGTCACCCGGCGAGCATGATTGTTCCCAGTCGTTTTTGATCCAATTAAATGTTGCACCGGTATCGTTGATGTCATCTACAATAAGAATGTTTTTACATATTCTTCCCGCTTGGCGTTCCCAGTTTGGAATTCCAATCGCATCTGCTGCCATCCATGAGTTAGATTCTTGGGAATCACCATCCCGCAATCTAACGTCTAGAGTATGCATGCTTACGTCTAGATAATGACTAAGCATAACAGCGAGCGGCAATCCGCCCCTAGTAATGCCCACAATATAATCAGGTTTAAAGTTATCCTTTGTCATACCTCTCGAAATCTCAAGGGCACCAGTCTCAATATCTTTATTAGTTAAATATAATTTTTTCAAGATCCGCATCTCCATAGTTAAAAATTCCTTAGTATAGTACTATACTACTGGAAGGCGTTGAAGTCTATATTCGTAGTTGTCTGTTGTAGCATTGTTGTTTAATGTAAATGCGCCATTGTTCAAGTGAAATCTATGCGCCATATCAGTTTTTGGACTGAGAGTTATGAGCCGCTCTACGTGATTACTTTTTTCCATCTCAGTTGCAAGCCTAAACACAATGTCTCTGCCTGCACGTGGTGCATTACTCCATACAGTGTATGCTATTGCAATGTTACTATCCTCTAATGTAAATTCAGATAACTCTTCTACATTAGTTGGAATTCGATTAACAAAGGCAATACAAATTGCTGCCTTGTATTCATTGTTCTCTTCCAATACATAAACCCTGCGGCCCGGGCCCAATCTAAACGCTAGATCAAACTCGGGCCTTACGGGGTCATCATTGGTATCGAACTTTAATTCATTCACGTTATCATGTGTAAGTTCAATAAAATTCAACACTTGTTCTCCTTATTACCAAGTTAGCTTAACTTTTACGCCTGTATTTGTTTCAGTGTTACCCGCAACCCCTGCAACGTTATTACGATGCTCTGCATAACCTGCAAATGACACGTTGTCTATGTTATAACTTACACTAAAGCCTAAGTCATGTTCGATGTTTGTTGTACTTGCATCTGCACTGCCTTCGTTAAACTGTACTGCACCATCTGTCGTACGTGCGGTTGGTACTTTATAGTTCATCCTGCCGCTCATTACGCTAAGTGGCTGACTTAGATTGGCAGTAATTGTAAAGCCATTCTTAGTTTTGTAACCAGCACCTAATCCCCAACTGCTACTAACAAGTCCACTATAGCCCGTAACTAGACTAAACTCTTTACTTGCTTCCACATCTGTATAACCCATCTGTGCATTACCAAATGCGAACCAGCTGTTGTTGAACTTATGATTTAGGTTAAGCCCCGCATACTGTGTAGTATGTGTGTCGCCAACGCCCATGTAGCCTTGTTGCACATTATTAAGGAACTTCTCAGTCTCCTTAAGAAAGCCCAGTGTAGCCTTTAATGAAGTATCATCGTCTTTGTGAACATCAAATCCAACTTTAATGCCCATGTCTCCGTCAGCTTTTGCTTCCGGATCCATTTTAAACGACGCACTAACGCCCAGTACTTCTGGCATCGTAAGTTCACCTGCGCGAGCCAAATTCCAATAACCATCGTATGCCCCTTGGCCGGCATGTGCAATGCTTTCTGCTAACCCGCCTGGACGAGTATCAACTGCTTGTGTATTATTTAGGTTAATAGAAAAGTCTCGTTCAAACTCATCTAGCACCATAACATTACTTAGTGCCGCAAATGCACCACTGCTAATGTTGCCAATTCCAGCACCGCCACTTAGTGTAGCAAGGTTTGAAATCTGTCCGTTGGTACGTCCGCTTGTTGGAATGCCAGTTGCACCTACAGGCTGTGTTGCCTTGTCCAAATCCAACAGTCCTTGACCGTGTGTATACTCCGCATATCCAGGCAAGTCCTTATTCGCAGTCTTAAGGACTAACTGTACTAGGTTCTCGCCTTTCATATGAGGCCACATTTGATGTAGGATCGCTAAACTTCCCGTAACAACCGGCGCAGCCATACTAGTGCCGCTCATTGTAACTTGAGTACCATCTTTGTATGCACTATTAATTTGATCACCCGGAGCAAGAATGTAGAAGTCACTTGCTTTCGCAGCATCCTTACATACGTTTCCAGTAAAGTCGTATGTTGCACAAACTGTGCCAGCCTTGCTACTGTAACTGTCAATAGCATTGTTAACCATGTTATACGATCCTACAATAAGCATACGGCCACCAAGGATAAGTTTACCATCATCGCCAGTAGCGTGGGCCATCTGTGCTGATCCACTCACATAGTCTTTAGCAAAGTTACCAGCACTGTTAACAAGAATCTGTTCAGTGCCTAGTGCAATCTTCCATTCCTTTGCTTCATCAACTGCGCCGTTGTACCCATGCTCACCGTAGTAGTAGTGATTACTATAGCTAACGCCAGTTGTCCCTATTGCAGTAATACTATTACGGAAGGTACTATCTTCGTTCCAGTTTGCACTTATGTTAAATGCAATTGATCCTAAGTCCCGTGCCCACGCCGCGCCAATCCTAGCTCTTTGAAAACTATACCCGGAGCTATCAGTTACTTTAACTACAGCAACATCTGCATCATATGCAACACCGTGTGTACCAGTGCCATTTTTACGTCCAGCCGCAATACCTAGCACATGACTACCATGCCCTACGTTATCGTCCATAAACGTATTTGTGCCATCAGTTAGTGTATTGAACTGATATTTAACTGCCCCTGCTAAGTCACTATGGTCTTTATCAAATCCAGTATCAGCAATGGTAATCAAACTACCTTTACCAGTCCAACCTCTACTATACGCAACGTGTGCATTAATAGCGGCCTTGTAGTTAGTACCTGAGCCATTAAACTCTGATGTTTTATAGCTGTTAGCATCGGTGTTATATCCAAGAGTACGTGTTCCCATGTCTGCGTGATCACTATTGTTATCAATTGGATCAGCTTCAGGCTCAGCAACTACGGCGTCATCCACTGTAGTTGCAACTTCACTCATAACCTTTGTCCAAGTATCAGTTACTACTGTATTTTCAGTGTTAGTGGTTGTTACCGTTTCACCCCTGATAAGTTTCTCTTCTCCATCAGTCCAAACTTGCTTGGTAACTGGTGTAGTCTTAACTGTTGTAGTAGTAACGATAGTTGCAGTTGTAGTGTAATGCCGAGTAACTGTTGTAGTCTTAGTAGTGTCTACAGTTACGTCACTAGTCTTATCTTCGTACACCGTCGCAAAAACTGGATCAGCTTCAGCTTCTTCAGTAATAACTTCGTTAGTGATATTCTCATTTGCAACTACGTGCTCTGTGGTGGCCTGCGTAATTGCTTCTGAGACATCAACAATAACTTCATCAACTGTCGTTGCATCAATTTGATCTGTATCATCCCAAGTAAACGCATGCCCATCTGTGTAAGTGTACACTTTAATCTTAGGATAAGTTAGTGTAGTTGTTACAGGAGTTGTACTAGTCTTTGTAGTCTTACGAATAGTATTATGTAATTTACTAGTATCAGCTTGTGTAATAGTCTCAATACGATCCTCGTATACATTACCAACAGCGGTCTCGCCACGAGTAACCACAGTAACAGGTGTGTTTTGATCGTCAACAGTGTATGTAATGTTACTTGTTTTTGCGACATTATTAACTACATCAGCAATGTCTAACGTCTGCTTGTTAGGGATTTCGCGGACAGCGCCTTTTTCTTGCTTTGTAGTGCCGTCACTAAAGACGTAGTTCGTAATGTTCTGTAGTGATACGGTCCATGTGCGATCATAATGCATCTTCTTGGTCGTAGTTTCTGTCCAAGATGCCGTGCGTGTTAGATCCGTTTGATTGGCACCACCAGTAATAATTTGCTCACTGTTTGTGACAATAGTTTCTTTAACTTTGTCTGGAGAGTTAACAGCAGAAGATTGTGCTACCGTAACGCTACTGGTACTTGCACTAATAACAGTTGGAGTTGCCTGGTCAAAGATTAATGCTTGTTTCTCATTAATAACTTTATCCAATGATTCCTTATTAGCAAGGAACTTAAACTTATTAGTGTCGTAACCTTTGCCTGCGGTTACGTCATTAATCATAGGACGTAGTTCGTCTTTAAGAAGTTTAACGACCGCTTCTGCTTTACGGAAGCCAGCGTCTCCTAGTTTAGCTCGTAACAGGCCTTGACTCATTCCCGCCTTGTGCTCTTCCCATCCTGCAATAACATTGTCAATACGTGTGACAATATCACCAGCTAAGGCTTTATCTTTATCTGTAGGATTTAGGAGAGCACTAAGTGAAGCACTTGATTGTGCGAATGAAACAGCCTGCTCTAGTTCACTAATCTGTGCGCTAATGACTGCAAAGTTCGAGTTAATTACGGGGTTAAGAGCACTCTTAACTGTGCTTATTGCCCCACTGCCACCGTCAACATTACAAGCGGTAAGCAGTGTGGTAGCCAACAGTGCTCCTGCATAAGATTTAAGTTTCATCATAATGAACCTCTTCGTTAAAGTTAATATATAAACGTTCTTTTACTAAACATAATACTATATTAACAGAGATTCTTAGTAAGTCTACCTGTTTTGAAACCTATTCTTTATTTAATTCTTCCCAAGCTGTGTAATGCTTCTCTACTTCCTTGTATTTCTCCCAGGCTTCCGCGAGTTCTGGGTATTTTTTTATCATATCCTTGCGTGTTAATTTGGTACGACTATCAAGTTCGCCAAACCCAGTATTTGTTATTGTAATGGTATTACTTAGATCCGGATCACCAAAATCACGAGATCTAACAGTTATACCACCGTCTGGTGATGTGAATATTTTTCGTTTATCTTTAAGCATTTAATAGTCCGAGTCAAAAATAGGGGGAAATTAATCCCCCTATGTGTTTGTGTACTACTTTAGGTCGTTTCCAGCATTCTTAAATGATGCCTGTACATCTTCATCAACGTGAATTTTACTAGATAGATATCTAAGTAATAGCCCGTATGCTGGTAAGAAGAGAATTAATCCCACAGCAATCTTAATTACTACCTGAGCACCCGCAACTTCCATCCAGTTTGCTGACATATACTCGTTTGCTGAGTTATGAAAGGCTACTGCAAAGAATGCATAAGTGTCAATAATGTTTGCAACTACGGTTGATAACGCTGGAGCAATCCACCATTGAGACATGCGCTCCCTTAGTGTTTGGAATACATATACGTCAAGCATAGTACCTACTGCATAAGCAGTTGCACTTGCAAAGCCAATACGTAGAGCCACACTCGTTGGTGCTCCTTCTGCTAATACTACTAAAATACTTGCAATAATTGCGAGTGGATACGCCGCAAGGATTGTTTTACGTGCAATTCTCTTGCCAAGCAACCGTACTGTTAGGTCTGTTGCTAGCACTACTAGTGGAAATGTAAACGCTGCCCATGTTAACTTGACACCGAAAATTTCTACTGGAATACCAACAATTGCATTACTGACTGTAATGACGATAACATGTAGGGCGACCAACTTTAGTAGCATTGATCGATCCACGCCTTCAAAAAACTTTAACATATGTTTCTCCTGTTTAAAGTTATATAGTATTGCCCCTAATGAGCTTTTAAGATATCCCAAGTATTAGTCCAGCCACTAACGTGACTTACTTGACAATCTTCTCTCCCTGCCAGTCTCTTAGCAATACTATAGTCATTGCCACCTGGCTCGCATCGGTCCCCAAAAAAGTGTACCGATGATCCGTTAAAATACTTTAGTACTTGTGATTTATCGTTGCCTTTGGGGGAAACATCAATGCCAGTTTCCCCACCCACTGTAGCGCCAATATCTGGGAATCGTTCGACTATTTCTTGCGCAATACGCTTACGCTCTTTTGTAATATTGTCCCATTTGTTATAATGTGTACGTTGATCACCAACGGCATTTCTACCTACTATACTAAAGTTAAGCATACCTGGACGCTTTTCGATATGATTACCAAACCGATAATCATATGGACTTTTTGTTATCTGTTCTTCAAGGTACGATATAAGTGACGCATTTGCATTCCAATTATTCCTTGCAATATTCTGTCCTTTAGTATAAACGTCACTACCACTGCAATTGAAGCACCAGTCTGCTTGCTCAAACACGTCCTGACCAACCTGCTCAATTGTCTTGTCTACGTCACTACCAGTAACTAAACTAAAGTTTGGCATCTGCATAAAGAATTGCTTAAATTCAGAATGCATAGTTCCCCTGCTAGGGGTTAATGTGCCGTCTACGTCAAACAAATAGATCATAATTACCTGTAATCTCCTTATTATTATAATAACTTAAAAATATATAGTTGTCAAGAGATAAATAAAGGTGTAGTCCGCGATATTGGCGTATCCGACCACTCTAACTGTTTAGAAGGAACTATCAGCAATGTTATTTATTCACAACAAATATACTAAATGGTACTTTCGGATCATCGAGTCTGCTAAATCGAGCAACTTTGTAGGATACACCGAAAAGCATCATATCATCCCAAAATCGTTAGACGGAACTGACGAGAGTAATAATATCGTCACCCTAACCCCTAGACAGCATTTCGTCTGTCATATGTTACTTACTAAAATGGCTCGTAGTAAAAAACATAAGCATAAAATGATTCATGCGAGTTGGGCTATGACTACACTTGAATATTCTGAACGGCAAGACCGACATAAAAACAATTCTAAATCATACGAATATTCAAGAAAACTGTATAGCAAGCATATGTCAGAAAACAACCCAATGCACAATACTAAAATTCAAGCTCGTAGATTGGCAACTTGGAAAAGGAATAGAGCTGAAAAAGATTATATTCCGGTTCGTGTATTAAAAGATAAGTTTGTTACTCCGGCTGGGATATTCAAAACTAAAAAAGCAATACAACAAGAGTTAGGAATACCTGAACATACACTTAACACCATCTACGCCAATTTAGATGCTCTACCTACATCAAACGGTAGACGAAGTAAAAAGATAGAGCATCTAAATATCGACCCATCTAAAACTTGGAGAGACAATGGATTTGGATTAGTTTCCGTTCCTTGATTGTAGTTTAATGTTATCAAAAAACTCTTTTTTACAAGCATGATCACTTAAAAAGGACCCTTTTAATACAGTCGTCTGTGTTAGACTATTATGAGCCATTATGCCTCTATTTTCTACACAGCCGTGTGTCATTTCCATGTAAACACCAACGTCACTACTGCCAGTAGCGGACATTATTTCTCTTGCAATATCGTTACATAGTTCTTCTTGCAACGTGCCGCGGCGGGCGCACCACTGAGCTAATCGTGTATACTTACTTAGACCAATTAGTGTATCAGCGGCAATAACACCAATGTATGCTGTGCCTGTTACGGGCTGATGGTGATGTGAACACATACTTTTTAGTTCACTGCGCACAACTAGCATACCATCATAACGGTCACTTGTATGATTTGGAAAGGCAGTAGCATTTGGTCGTTGCTCATAGCGGCCGCTCATGACCTCTCTGATATACATCTTTGCCATGCGACTGGGTGTATTTTGACTATTGGGATCATTTTCTCTATCAATAATTAGACTGTCTAACACACCCTCGAACTTTTCAGTTAGTTCTAAAATAAGGTTTTCCTCTTCGCCCTCTTCAATAAAGTCAGCAATATTATCACCAGCCCAAAAGGACTTGCCACTTTTCTGTATTCTCTCTTTAATTATATCGGAAGTCTTCATTATACTATGTTCCTTTATTTAAAATATTGTCTAACATGATCTTGCTGGACAAATAATCCTCTATTAATATCTGTTGTTGAGCTTCAATTAACTTTTTGTATGTGTCAAAATTGTCTAGTTTATCCTGAATAAAATTAACTAAGTCATTACGATGATACACGAAACTACCGTAGTCCGTTGTCCATTCGCTTGGATACTTAAATTCAGGCAAATACATCTCACTATAACTACACCGATCAGGCACAACCGGAATTGCACCCGTTAGTACTGCTTCCATAACACTAATGCCTAAGTTTTCATGTAATGCACAACTAAAGATAAGTTTACTCTTACCCATTTTAGCATAATAATCCGCCTTGTCAAGATTCATCTTCTGTGTGATAACCATATCAAACGTATCAGTCAATGCTTCTGCTATTTCTGGTTGTTTGTCATCGTTATATCGATGCGGCCACATAATTGTATCTGTCTTAGCAGTGCCTTGATACTGTGTTAACGAATCTACAATAAGCTCATGCGGTTGACCACTGCGTATTGCCTTATGATGGTATTCTTCTGGAATGTTGAGATTTTCTAAGAACATACTCCTGTGGCTTTCACTAGCATAGTAGTTGTAGTCACTGCTATGGAACCAACTAGTCTCAACATGACTCGGCCATGGCTTTTGCATCTTATAACCTAAAATATCACTAGGGTCATAAGCACCAGCATGCCAAATACTATGAATCTCTACTGGGATATCCAGCAAGTCACTCATGTATTTAATAGGAGTAATGATAAAGTTCCATGCATCAGTAATCAGGAACTTATCACCGGCTTTAATTCTACCATGACTAAACCAACGACTTACTTGCTCAGTCTGTGATGCTTTGTAAACATTGGTCGCTCCGAAGTCTAAAAACGCCCCTGCACTAGTCTTATCTTCAATTCCAGCACCGTATACAGTTACCACATCATAGTCCAAGTTCTGCTCAGCAATATTCTTTTCTAGCATTTTAGGAATATTGTCGTACCATTGCCTTGTGTAACGTTGATCCAAAGGTTCTATGGGAATTATATAAATTGTGTTCATCGGGCATCATCCTCTGCAAAACTTCCATCAACGTCATCATTAGTTGTTGCCACATCAAAACTAAACAAACTATCAAATGCATTTGTATTTTTAAGGTTCTTAATACGGCTAAGTTTAGATATTAATCCTTCATGCTTATCTATTTCAGCATCAATCGCCTTCATACTCTTGTTATAGTCTTTACTAAACAACTCAACACATAAATCTTGGAATTGGATATATTGATCTGGAATCCATTGGCTCATGCCGGTTGGCCGCTGTAGTAGTCTGTTTGCCATCTGCACACTATCAATATGCTTGTATATATTATGTCCCATCATCAATGCATATGCAAAACTATCCCAACTGGTCCTGCCTTCATTACCTAGTTTATTAACCATTCCTGGATCATACCAATTAATATCTCTCCAAGTTAGGCGTTCTCCAATAGGACTATCATCCCAAGGCCACGGAGCATCCTTGTTAGTTGGGGATTTATCATCTACCATATGCTGCATATTATAACCGATGCGCTTGTTGGTAAATGTATTGCCAGTGTATACTTGGCCATTAGCCGTTGCAATAAACGGACTGGCGCAATCCATACTAATAACTAGTTCAGGATTAATCTCTTTTCTAATTGCACGTTGCAATGCGGTGTACATTACGCCTTGATCTAATCTGCCTGTGCCTAGAAAGTGGATCCATTCTGCTTTTTGTAATAGTCCAATCTCTTTAAGATACAATAGTCGTCTTAGGCTATGGTTGAGGTTGGTCTTCTGCACACCACCAAACGCCCACCCGCTTGTATGTTGCACAAATGGTAAGCAAACTTTCTCAAACCAATCATCTGCTTGTTCATATGTACTGCCTTGGCATACGTTAAGGAACTTTGTTTTTCCTTGGCGATGGTTAAAGAAGTACTTGTTATTTTCGATAGTAGCATTTCTAAATTCATCATAGTTGTTAAGACCACATTTTGGTTTACCAGTAACCTCGTCAATAAAGTTTAATCCGTTTGTTGGAATATCTAGTACCATGCTGTAGTCAGCTGTATTTTCTAACCAGTTAAGAACTTTGCCACGGATTGCGTCTGTTTTAGCATCGCCACCTTCGGGTTCTGTCCATAAGCCCTGCCACACTCCTTTACTAATCTGGAAGCCGCCACTGTCGCCAAGAAGGATAGTATTCTCACGATCACGATCATGGATCATACCCTCTTTAACTACTGCCTTATTCATATCTAATTCAGCATGACCTGCACTATATAATGCGTAATCATATGTAAAGTATCCCTGCTCTCGATTTAAAAAGTTTAGTCCCTCAATGCCATGCTCAAACTTTGCTGGAATTCGGTCTTCTGGTACGTATGTTGGCTCAACTCGTTGTTTGCTAACATAATTACTATAGAACGTACTTAACGCTGGCGTAAATATCGCATAGTCATTATTCTTCTCTGTAAGATTTACTCGATGTGACATCGTAATCCTTATTGTTTATAGGTTATAATGTATTGTATGGGTATTTAGACTATAAGTCAATTTTAATTTTACTACAGTCTGGATAAGTTTTTAACTGTGATTTTAAATTTGGTAAGTTGTCTGTGGGATTAAGCATTAGCTCTAATCCTCGTTGCGCATCTTCGAGTCGCATATTATAATGAAACCCAAGTTGCCAATGCTTCTGTTGATCCCATGGCGTCTTGCTCCATAGTTGTCTGCCGTCATAAGCCATTTGTTTAAGTACGCCATGGTCTGACTTGTTATCCAAAAGTATGGCGCCGCCGTGGCCAATGTTTAGACGTTTATCCCAGCCAAAGCTAAGACACTGCATACGGCCAGATACAAACATATTTTCGTCAAACGCCCTTGCACTATCCCATATGTTCGTTGGAGCAATACGATACTCATATTGCCATTCGCTCGCCCATTCATCCCAATACAATTCCAAACCAAGTTTGTGTACGGTCATCGGAACACTTATATAAGTTTGGTTGGGTAGTATAATTGGGCCCGTCCATTTCTTAAAACGGAGACATAATTCAATAGCATGGGTGCAACTATCAGTTAATACAACGTGTGGTGCGCCGGTGTATTCACTTAGTACACGCTCAAACTTGTCTAGTATGCTATAATCCATTATAAATGATCATCAGGTGTGATGTCTAATACTTGGATTTTGCTAGCAGCTAGTTTAGCAGTTTCTACGTCTGGTGCTAGTACCACTCCCATTCTTCTATATGGACGTGTAGTTGGTTTACCAAACACCCTAACATCAACATCTGGAATCTTTAGTGCATCATTGATCCCATCAATAAAGAACTGACTGCTATGTTCAGTCGCTAGTACAACATGACTTGCGCCTGGCCGCACTAGTTTAATATCCGGGATAGGTAAGCCTAAAATAGCACGGGCATGCAAATCAAACTCACTCAAATCTTGTGTATACATGGTCACCATTCCAGTATCGTGTGGCCGCGGACTTAGCTCACTAAAGACAACCTCTGGCTTATCTGCACTTATGTTAATAAAAAACTCTACGCCAAATAACCCAGCGCCACCTAAGTCATCCGTTATGGTCTTAGCCATAGCCTGACAATGCATGTCTACGATATGTCCTGTGAAGTCTGGGTCTGTTGCAGGTTGCCAACTATACTGATAATCACCACGCTCTTGCACATGTCCAATTACAGGGCAAAATAATGTTGGGCCATTGTATTGTTTAACGGTGAGCATCGTAACTTCATAGTCAAAATTAATAAACTCTTCTACAATTACACGCACCCGATCTCCACGCATATTATTTACTGCATATGACCATGCGGCATCTATATCAGCCGCAGTCTTTACAACGCTTTGTCCTTTGCCACTAGAACTCATAACAGGTTTAACGACACATGGATATCCTACAGTGTGTTCACGTAGATCATCTACAGTCTCAGCATATTCAAATTTTGCTGTCGGTAGCCCAAGTTCAACTGCACGATCCCTAATACGATCCCTATTCATTGTAAGGTTGGTTGCTCTTGCTGTGGGTATCACAGTGTACCCACGTTCTTCTTTCTCTAGCAATACTTCTGTGCGGATTGCTTCGACCTCAGGAACAATAATATCCGGTTTATGTTTGTCGATGGTTGCTGACAGTGCCTCACCATCAAGCATATCTAATACTTCAAACTTGTCTGCTACTTGCATAGCGGGGGCGCCCCCATAACTATCGCATGCAATCACATGGCATCCCAACTTCTTTGCGCTAATAGTAAACTCTTTGCCAAGTTCTCCGCTACCTAATAGTAAGATTTTCTTCATTATTATTCACTGCCCATTACAGTAACAGACTCTATATTTGCAATTAAGAAACTACGCCACCCCTGTGCATTGATATCCCAGATTGGCATTGATTTCGGCGGCTCTTTAGCTTCTTCAGTTAACTTTGTTTTGGGTGTCTTGATAGGAGGAAGCATATCTTCCCGCAAGGTGCAAGTCATAATTCTCCTATCACCGTTTTTCTTAATAAAGTCAATTTCTAGTATTTCATCTTGTGCGAGAGCAATAATATCATCGTGTTTCCATTGTGCCATTTATATGTGTCCTGTTATCTGTAGTGTGTATCTAGGATCCGTTCCTAGGTTTGCAGCCATGTGTGCGACATCACCACGCCACTTAACATAGTCTCCTTTTTTCCAATCCACAATCGGAACTCCATCTATTTCAAGATAATGTCCACTCTGCCAATCTTCTAAGAATACTATTATACGCTCTATTGAGCCTAATGTACAATTAAAAAGTTCTATATATCTTCTGTATATGTCTCCGTGCATGGGTAGTATGGTGCCCGTGTCCATGCGATAATAACTTGTGCCAATATTTTTTAGTTTAAACTCGCTTTCCGCCCAAGAAATAACTTGATCGTTATATACAGGCTGGGTATTACGCATGTCACACAAGCTGCCCACAAACTTCTGTTCTGGAATATCCCAACCTTCCCTACGCCATCTGAATACATCAGATCTATTGTTAAAGGCCTCTGTTATATAATGTAGTTGTTGGTGTTCGTTGCCCCAAAATGGAATAACAAACCCCCTACGCCACTCTTGTGTTGCCATAATGTATTACCTCATATGTACTATCTTTAGAAAACGACCGCCACGGATCGACAATAACACTATCCGCATTGACTCTGCAGTATAGGTTGTTTTCGTTTGTGTTATTCATGTAGTCGTACGTTACCTTAGCATTGTGTGCTAGCAGAACTACTGCACTATACGGCCCCGGATCAGGGTGTGTAAGTGGATCTACCATGATTGGAAAAAATCCTCTTTCACCACAGTAATGTGCGACTAATAAACTATAACTACCATCGAGGTAAGGAACATCAGGTTTATATGTTATTCCATGCATTAGCACAGGCAAGTCGCGTTCTTCTGCTAAGTTGCATAAGAAATCAGCCAGGTTCTTTGCTTGCTGTTCACGACTATTCATAATAGTATGGAACAAATCATACTTTAAATCTAAACTCTCTGCAAGCCAACGTAGTGCAATGTTGTCACGTGGATGACACGGACCCGCATCACCCATACCAGCAGTCATATACTTTGGACCCATGATGCGTTGAGTACTGGCCGACAGTGCGTCAGTAACAACATCAGTATCCATATGCCCAAGTTTCATACTGACATCCTGGATCATATTAACAAGACTTAGTTTAGCACTAATAAATGTGTTATAGAATATCTTAATACTCTCTGCTTCTTCCCACGTACCAATCACATAGCGGGGGCTATTTTTCATTAGGGATTTATAGAAATTTGTTAGTATTACGCTATCGTTGTTATCATTGCTTTCTTCTGTTCCAATGATTACCATCTCTGGATTAACCATGTCCCACGTTACACTTCCCATTGCAATTAGGTATGGATTGTAAATAAACCGTGCGTTTTTAACCAACGGAGCAATCTCTCTGCGTATTGTTCCAGGGAGTACAGTGCTGATTAATACAACAAGTGTGTTACCTGTAGCATACAAATCTATTTCTTGTATACACTGCTTAACTTGCGTGTAATCAAAGTCTTTAGGCGCATATTCCATACACGGTGCACTGCCGTCATACTGTGGGTGGTGGGGAGTTTGGATAGCAACGAATACAATATCTTGTCCTTTGACTGCTTGCTCAATATCAGTAACAACTGTTACTGTCTTGCTTTCCCGGCCGACAATGTCATATCCAGTTACATCGTATTTCTCAGCCATTACTTCCGCACAGGGCAAACCAAGTTTTCCTAGTCCAATGAAACCTACTTTCATAATATTTTAATTAACTCCTTGATCCCATCTTGGACACTAACTTTAGGAACGTAACCTAACTCTGTTGTTATCTTATGAATTGATAATGCTCCACGTTTTGGGTAATCCATATCTCTACCAATCATACTATACGTACCGTTGCCAACTAATTCGCAAACTGATTTTGCAATAGCATCTAGTGGATGACTCTGTCCATAACTTATGTTATACGTAGTAGTTTTATAGCTCTGTTGGTCTTTTTTCTCAATAACTAAACGGATACCTTGAACTACATCGCTCACATGCGTAAAGTCTAGACAATTATCCACACCTTTAACTTGTATATTACCACCCTCTTTTGCTGTTCGTATGAATAAAGGAAGCACTCTATTAGGATTGTCGCCTTCACCGTATACTGCCGTCGGTCTAACAATAGTCCATTTGTCATGTAGTGTTTGCACCAACGCTTCGCCAGTGAGTTTTAATCTACCGTACAAGTCATTGGGCGCTTTGGGATCGTACTCAATCATTTGTTGATGACTGTTCCAATCACCATACACCATGCTACTGCTAAAATATATGAAGTGACTGTTCTTGTATCGTTCTAAACAGTTAATTAATCCTGTTGTTAATGTGTGTGTCGCTTCCACTGGGTTTGCTTTAACCGCCGCCAAGTTAGGCTCTGCGGCTAAAAATACAACGTGGTCAAAGTTTATGCTAACTCCGTCTAAGTCTTTTTTGTTGTTAACGTTTACTCCTGTGTTCTTGTCTACAGAAACAACAAAATAGTCTTTTTCTAAATCACGGCGCAGGTGTTTGCCTATAAACCCATCGCCCCCAATTAGTAGTATGTTCATACTTTTTC